GTTTTATATAGATCTTATTATTTAATTGAACTTAAACCTATCATGTCTTAGTTGTATCCTAATTTAGTATATTTGTTACTTTTAAGCACTGATTGATTTAATGTGTATCCAGCATCTATTAGAATTCGTCTTTCATGTTCACTAATAAATTGAAAAAGAAAAAGCTTTTGATAGAAAATATTCAATATGAAATGATTCTTTTTCCTTTTCGGTGACTCAAAAAAATATTTTTTGTATTAGTGATCTTAGTATTTGGCTCTATTGAATTATTAAGACCGATATAGTTCAATATAATTGTTTGTCGGAGAGTTTTTATTGAAGTCAAATAAATTAACTAACTATTTACGTGGAGAAAAAATGAAATTTTTGTATGATAGCAATGGAAAACAAATAGCTTATGAAGATGATGGCGATTTATTTTCTGAAGATGGAAAATATTTAGGATATTATTATGATGATTATGAAATTTTTGTCTCTAAAAATGGACGTTATCTTGGAGAAATATATGATGATGATAGACTAGTTGCTAGAATAAATTCTGGTTTTTCTAGTACTAAATTTTCGGTAAGATCCGGTTCCGTTGGCACACGCTATTCAGGATATTCGACCAGTGGAATTTCGTTGCCATCTCAGTATGAAAATGTTAAAGATATATGATTGTTTAATCAAAGCTTAAAAACTTTTTATTTCGCTAATCGTCTTTATAAATAAGTTAATTAAAGATGAACTCTATATAGTCCGGATAGTTTTCATATTTGTAAATTTGAAAAGTATTTTAAAAAGAAAGCCAATCATTAGAGTCTACCGTATGATTGTCTTTTTGTTTTGGAATAGACATGAAATTAATAGTATTTATCATGGCAATCATCAATAAGATGATTGCTTTTAATTTACACGCAAAAACAAAATAAGAATTTCTAAACCTTAAATCAATGAATTGGATAGTGGCCAATTATCAAGTTCCACAAGGAACTATTGACACAATGAAGGCTCTAAAGCCCCAACACAAAAGCAGATTAAAAAGACTATATAGAAAGTCAGTACATAAATGAGATGGACTAAAGATATTTTAGAGAAAGCCAAGTCATTAAAAGATCAAGACTTAAGCTATCCCAAGATAGCTAAAAAATTAAATAAAGAGTTCAATATCTCAGTTTCGGCTAGCTCAGTTAATCACGCCCTGCTTGATTATCAAAGAGGCAAATATCATTTTACTGATGAAAAGAAGCCAAAAGATAGAGAATTAAAAAGCAAAATCAGAATTAACGAGGACGGTAGTGAAGAGTCGACAACCTTAATCAAAATGACTGAAGAGCAAGCTAAATCTAAAGAGTTTGTTCTAAAGGCTCATGGTTTTAATCCTAGTGAATGGTCGATCGTTAATGTAGTTAACAACCTCTGGCAGCAACATTCTATTCAAGACGGTACAGTCGACCTTTACCAATCCAAAATTATCGTTAAACCAAAAACCGGCCTAACATTAGAAGAACAATTGGCTTTCTTAACGGAGAATATAAAGCCAGTCCAAATGACGGATACTAAACAATCTCTATCAACTGGGAACTTAGTAATTCCTTTGGCCGACATGCACTGGGGAATTATGACCTTTAATGATTATCTGCCGATATTAAAAAGACTGATCGAAATAATCCAACAGGGATACAACCGGATCGTAATCGAACAGTTGGGCGATTACTATCATTCCGATCAAATCAACTCCTCTCAAACAGTCAAAGCAACCCATTTAAATGAAGTCGATATGCCTAAAGCGATTCACGATGGCGAAAAGTTTATGTTTACTTTGATTGAAACGGCTTATAAATACTGCAATCATTTGTCAGTTAAATATGTCGGTGGTAATCATTCATATGATCTGGAATATATGTTTGAGGAACTTCTCAGGTTGAAATACCCGCAAGTGGATGTTGATATCAATAACGGTTACCGAGATGCTTATTTACTGGACCAGGTTGGGATAATTATTTCTCATGGCGATAAGGCTTTAAATAAAATTCCGATGCTGTTCGCTTCTGAGTTTTCCGATGTCTGGTCCAAAGCTAATTACAGGGAAAGCCATAACGGGCATTACCATTTTTCAAAGGATATCGACTCCAATGGAGTGGTCAACCGTCAAATTCCAGTCTTTAAGAAAGGAGATAGCTACGAATACGAGAACGGTTTGACGATGTCTTCCAAACGCATGGAAGCATTTGAATATTATCCGGATGGTCCTAAAGCTGTTTATTATATTTGATCTCATCCCCGATTAATAATTTTCATATGCTGTTCAAGCTTCTTAATGATTAATTATTAAATAGTACTGGCCAACTTAAAGCTGCAAGTATCTTGCCCTACAATTGATGATTGTGAATAATTTAAGAGCAACTATTAACCAATTGACTCCTGCAGCACAAACGGCCGTTAAAGAGATAATCTCAAATGCCAAAGAAAACGACAAGGCAATTGTCGATATAGACTTCAGCAATCAACAGCTATCGATTGCAGACAGCGACAGCATTGCCGCTTTAACCGATGGACAAACACATTTGTTTGCAATCTATACGGTCTATGACAAGGATCATAAAACAATCAAAAGACTGCAGGCAAGATTAAATAAAGAAGCATTGAAACAGCTGTAAAGCTGTTTTTTTATTATTCAAAAGGAAAAATATGAACAAGCAAACTAAAAAAATGAATAGAGGTGTCGTTCCATGACTGTTTATATAGACCGCTATGGCAAAGACCACGGCAGTATTACCGGCATGCTGGTTATTAGAGACATCGCCAGCAATGCCTATGTTGAAAAGGCATTTAAAACACATATCAAATTAACACCGCAATCGGCTAAGGCAAAAGTATTTCTGAATTTGTCTGAGGCCGATTTTTTTATGGAAAGCCACAACATGGCAAATTACAGGTATTCAATCAAAGTAAATGATTAATTGTTTTCTAATTCCGAAAGGCGGTCGGCAGCTAACTTTTGAATCTTTTTAAGATCTTCGATAGTTGCATGCTGTTTTATAAAAGAGTTGGTTCGATATTTTGCCTGGCGGTAGTTTCTTTCGTCTTTGCTCAGGCTTTTGAAAAACTTCTCGTTGTTCTTGATGATGTTTTCCGGTGTCTTCGGTTTTTGCGTATTGCCCATATATCCTTCTTTCTATATCAATGTAACCCAAAATAAATGTACATTTATTACAGTTATATTACAAGTGTACATTTGTTATTGAAATACTATAAGTGTACATGTATAGTAATTATTGTAAGGTTGATCAAGAGATGAACCAAAAGGAGATAAAGGCCATGAAAGAAATCAACGAGATCGAAGAATTAAGAGAAGTTCTTAAAGAAATCAAAAAAGCCAACCATATCAAAGGTTCGGACTTAAAACTCCGGGTAAGGGATTCGTTGAACTTTATCGGCATTATCGACTTAACGGTTTATAATCTGAACACCAATACAATGGCAGCCTTAAAAGAAATCAAGGACCTGCAAATCAATCAGGTAGAAGAAGACGATCCGATGACCGATTATTTCGCCGGCGGTCACATCAGCGTCAATACTTATTACGAAGACCAGACAAAAGAACAAGCCGAAGAGATCTTCTTAAACTGCAAGATAAAGAGCATTTACTTTGTGAAAGACGGAAAGATCATGCAGGAAGGCGTTCCGGGTTATCCTTCAATAGTTTCAAAGGATATCCAAGGACTGGGAAATTACGTGATCTACGATGTTGTTGAAACACTTAAAAACGAAGTACTAGAAAGGGCTTAAGGCTCTTTTTTTATTTGAAAGGGGGTGGGCGGTAGATGTGACTAAACAAGAAGAAGCCAGACAAGACTATTTAAACGGCATGAAGTATAAAGACATTGCCGAAAAGTATGCAGTATCGCTCAACACCGTCAAGTCTTGGAAGAAAAGAAATAACTGGCAAAGGGGTGCACCCAAAGAAAAAAGGGTGCGCAAAAAGGTTGCAGAGAAAATCAATCAAAGTCCCGGCTTAACCGATAAGCAGAGGCTTTTTTGTTTGTACTATCTACAACGCTATAACGCCACGTGGGCATATCAAAAAGCCTATGAAGCCGATTACGACGTTGCTAATGTAAACGGGCCCCGCATGCTTGTTAATACTAGTGTTAAATCTCTTCTAACCAAGCTAAAACAGCAGCAGTCAGCCGATTTATATTTGAATGCCAACGATATTCTAAAAGAGTTCGCCAAGCAGGCTACGGCCAATTTAGGCGACTATTTAGACTTTGGCAAGTACGACGTTTTGGCTCAAGACGAACAAGGCAATATCAAACTCGATTCAAACGATAATCCGGTTAAATACTGCAATTCATGGGTGCAGTTAAAGAATAAAAACGGCCTTGATACTAGTTTGATCAAGTCTGTACACATTGGAAAAGACGGCGTAATAGTTGAGTTATACGACAAACAAAGGGCTATGAAAGAACTGTTAGACCGCCTGCCGGAACCGGAAATAAAAGACAAGAGCGATGACGGATTTTTAAGGGCAATTGATAAAAACCTAGAAAACACCTGGAAAGAAAGCGATCGAGATGAAACTTAAAATACATCGAACTAAATTCCATTTCGATCCCTTTTCTAAAAAACAGATGCAGGTACTTTCATGGTGGCGTTATGAAGAAACCAAAGAAAAAGAAGCGATTATCGCCGATGGTTCAGTCCGTGCCGGCAAGACGGTCATTATGTCTTTATCTTTCATTCTTTGGGGCATGACGGAGTTTAATGACCAGCAGTTTGGAATTGCCGGAAAGACGATCGGATCGTTAAGACGCAATGTTATCAGGCCTCTTAAGGCTATGTTAGAGAGTCGTGGCTATGCGGTTCACGATTCCAGATCAGAAAATATGCTGATCGTTAGAAAAGGCAGCAAGACTAATTACTATTTCTTATTCGGTGGGAAAGACGAATCAAGCCAGGACCTAGTACAGGGGATTACTTTAGCCGGCTTTTTCTTTGATGAAGTGGCTTTAATGCCGCAGTCATTTGTTAACCAGGCCACGGCCCGGTGTTCGGTTGACGATTCTAAACTCTGGTTTAACTGCAACCCGGCTGGGCCTTATCACTGGTTTAAAGTCGAATGGCTTGATCAATTGGACAAGCACAACGCCATCCGAATTCATTTCACAATGAAGGATAATCCATCCCTATCCCAAGCGATTAGAGAGCGTTTTGAGCGCATGTATTCCGGTGTGTTCTATCAGCGCTATATCTTAGGCCTTTGGGTAATGTCTGAAGGAATTATCTATGACAATTTCGATGAAAGCAGCATGGTAATCGATCCGCCTAAAGATATACATTATGAAAAGTATTATGTTTCCTGTGATTATGGGACTTTAAACCCTACAGTTTTCTTACTGTGGGGTCTTTTTGACGGTACCTGGTACTGTTTGGATGAGTATTACTATTCTGGACGCGACACACAAAGGCAGAAAACAGACGAGCAGTATGCCGATGACCTTGATAAATTCTTAGGCGATGTCAAAGCAACAATTATTGTCGATCCGAGTGCAGCTTCTTTTATTGCTGTGCTTAGAAAACGAGGCCGGACAGTTATCAAAGCTAAAAACGATGTTCTGGATGGTATCAGGGCAACGCAAACGGCTATGAATACCGGCAAGATTTTATTTACGAGAAAATGCAAGAACCTGTTTAAAGAATTGGCTTCCTACATTTGGGATGATAAGGCATCGGAACACGGAGAAGACAAACCGGTCAAGCAGCATGATCACGGATGCGATTCTATGCGCTATTTCGTTTATATGATCGTATTCAAAAAGCGCACGATCAAGGTCACAAAGAAACCGAATATGTTCTACAAGAATTTTTAAAAAGAATGGAGATGATGAAATGGGAATTGCGATAGACGAGTCGTTATTAGACGATCTTAACGATCCGGGCTTTGATGTTTTAAACTATGCCATCGATCAACACAATCAAAAGAAAGACCGTTTAAAAAGGTTAAACGACTACTATGACGGCCAGCAGGATATCTTAAGCCATCAAATGCAAAACAACCAGCATTCAAGCAATAACAAAGTTCTGGTAAATCATGCCAAGTATATAACCGATATGATCACGGGCTTTATTGCCGGCAATCCGATCTCTTATTCGGCTGGTAAAGACAAAAACATCGATGCGATTGTGCAGCTGTTTCAGGATCTGAATATTCAAAAACACGATATCGAATCAGAAAAGGATTTAAGTGTTTTCGGCTCATCTTTTGAACTGCTTTATGCAAAGGAGATCGGCACGTCTGATAAGCCAAGAACTGAAGTTCAGATCGGTTCGATTGACCCGCGCGGGATGGTTATGGTAACTGACGATACAATCGAGCATAACCCTTTGTTTGCGATTCATATTCAGCCTAAATATACGTTAAAAGGCAGTGATAGCGGCTTTTTAACAAGTGTTTACACTAAAACCAACGTGATTCAATATCGAACTTATAGCGGCTCTAATTTAAGTGATGCCAATATCAAAACGACGACGGTTAAAAAACATTATTTTGGTGACGTTCCAGTTGTCGAATATAGAAACAACGAAGAAAGGCAGGGCGATTACGAACAGAATATTACTCAAATCGATGCCTATAATGCTTTGCAATCCGACCGGATCACTGATAAACAAGACTTTATTGATGCTTTATTAGTTGTCTATGGATTCTCTTTACAAGGAGAAAAAGATGATGAAGACAGTAAGAAATTAAGGAACGGTTTAATTGACGGTGCTCCGGGCAAAGGAGAGGAAGGCGCATCTGTCGAATGGCTGACCAAACAATTAGACGAACAGCAAGTCGAACTATTGTCCAAATCGATTGAGAACGATATCCATAAAACCTCATACGTGCCGAATATGAATGACGAGAACTTTATGGGCAATGTATCTGGAGAAGCGATGAAATACAAGCTATTCGGGCTTCTTAATCTTTTGTCTGTTAAGAGCATGTATTTAATCGAAGGATTAAAAAGGCGTTTGACTCTGGTCCAGCATTTTCTGCAAGTACAAGGTCAGGCAACTGATATTTCAGGCTGTAAGATCACGATTACGCCGAATATCCCTGTTAACTTATCGAATGTTATAAGCAATATCAAAAATGCCGATGGAATTATCCCACGGACGATTACTTACAGCTGGCTGCCGGATGTCGATGATCCGAAAGATGTCGAGGAACAGTTAACAAAACAAAAGACCGACGATATCAAAACCAGTCAGAAAGCTTTAACAGGCGATAAGGGTGCCAACATTGATCAGTCGCCATACAGCGAGGAGGACAGTAAAGATGATCCAAGCAACAATAAAAAGAAATCAGGACCAATTTAGCTTAATTGTCACTGGCCATGCGGGTTTTAACGATTACGGACGTGATATCGTCTGTGCTGCCGTTTCGATTTTGTTGGAGCATACAGCTAATCATTTAGCCAACGCAGTTGTCAAAGACGACGGTGCTCGTTATGGACTAAAGGCAGTGATTACCGATAATGTCGATCAGGCTTTTGTTTTGGCATTAAAAGACACATTATGTCTGATATCCGGAAGCTACCCGAAAAATCTATCGGTATCTGTTGAAGGCTGATTATGGCCGATAAAGACAAGCTCACTTACTGGGAACTAAGGGCGGTTAGAAACGAGCAGAAAGCCCACGACCAGGCCAATGACAAAGTCAATGTAATTACTAATGCCTACCTGCGTTCACAGAATTATCTAACAAATCAAGTCGATAATATCTACAAGCGATATTTCGGGGACGATCAGTTTACCGAAGAACAGATCAAAGATATTTTAAACACGAGCGTGAGTCCAAGCGAATTGGTCACTTTGCAGGCTTTGGCCAAAAACATTTCTGATCCGCAATCCAAAAAGCAGGTTGTTGATTATTTATCGGCATTGGCAGCAAAAGGCCGGATTACCCGACTGGAAGAAATAAAAGCCAAAGCATATATATCCGTTAAAAGAGCTGCCAATATTGAACTTAAGGAGTCAACTGATCTATATACGCAGGTTATCCAGGAAGCTTGGAACCAAGCGACGGCCGAAGGAATTATCGGAGATGTAACTAAAGACGTTCAATTATACGAAAAAGGCTATGCTCCTGAACTGGATAAGACAAATAGAACGATTAAAATCGTCAATCCAAACACCGGCAAAACGATCACAAAAGTTAAAGCGATACCCGATAAAGAGATTAAATCCTTTAAGCATTTATCTGATAGTTACGTTAAAAAAGCTTTAAATCAACGTTGGCAGGGCAAAAATTACTCTCAGCGTATTTGGAACAATACAGATGCCTTAGCGGATAAACTGGATGAATTATTCACGGCACAATCAATATCAGGCATGAGCGAATACGATATGGCCAGAGCGATTGAAAAGCAGTTCGGAACCGGCATTTATAATGCCAAACGGTTAATCAGGACCGAAGCCAATTACTTTCATAACCAGACAAAACTTGATGGTTGGAAAGAACACAAGGTTAAAGAATACCAGCTGGTTGCCGTGCTGGATAATCGAACATCGCAGATATGTCGAAAAAAAGATGGTCAAGTATTTTTGGTTAAAGACGCTAAATGTGATGGGGCAGAAGGGAATTACCCGCCTTTTCATGTTTTTTGTCGAACTGTGGCCGTGATCCATTTTGCTAATAGTCCTTATACAGGAACTAGAACGGCCAATAATCCAAACACAAAAACAGCTTTCCAACTGAAACAAAATAAGACTTATCAGGATTGGGAAGAAATTATTAATCAATCAAAATGACTTTTGACCTGTCGCATGTCTTTAAACTAGGCAAATAACCAGCGTGTACGGGTTTAACTACTCCAACATATTTATATTAATCAAAGCATTGTATATGGGATTTTCCTGTATGGGGTGCTTTTTTTATGGAGCGAATTAGATGTGTACGAGCCAAGGAGAAAAAATGTTAAAGAAAGTTAGTTTTCACAGTTCGTTATTGAACTTGCAGCGCTTTGCAGAAGGTGGTGAAGGTTCACAAGGTGGCCCAACAGGAAACGAAGACTATCAAGGCCAGAAAAATCCTCAAGGCAAAGAAAATACAAGCGAGCCGTTTAAATCTTTTAAAACCGAAGACGAGTTCAATAGCTGGTTTGATTCGGCTTACGATAAACGCTTTGAAAAATCTTCGGAAACGTTAAAAGCCAAGTGGGAAGCGGAATCCAAGCAGCAAAAGTCATATGAAAAGATGACCGACGCCGAGAAAAAGGAATACGACCTCAACCAAGCTCAAGAAAAGCTTAACCAGCGTGAACAGGAAGTGACTATCAAAGAAAACCGTGCCAATATCACCAACAAACTGGCTGAAGACGGGCTTCCGGTTAATCTGGCCAAAGCATTTGAGCCGGCATTTTCCAATACGGACAATCTGGAAACTATCTATAAAGCAGTTACCGAAGGTTTTAGGGGTGCTTTAAAAGAGGGTGTTGACAAGGCTTTAGCCGATTCGTCCACTGTTCCGGGAACTAGCGGCAGCGGGGCACAAAAATCTTCTGGTGCTGTATTTGCCGAATCCAATAACAAAGAAAAGGCTGGTTCCAAAACTATCTGGGACACAGTCAAATAAATCAAGGAGAAGTATTTATGTACATTAAACCCAAAGTGGAAGTCAATCAGCTCAACTTTTTGGCTTCTCAAAAAGTAGTTTCGTTTACACAAACTATTGATTCTACTAATTACAACGTTAAAACCGACGAACTCGGTCACAAAGTGATTCCTGCCGGGACGGTCTTTCCAACTAATGACGATAAGGCGATCGGTGTTACTTACAACGAAGTCGATGTCACCAACGGACCCCAACCAGTAGCGATTATCCAGGAAGGATGGCTATTAGGCCAAAGACTGCCGGTTGTTCCAACTACTGCAGCAATCACGGCTATGTCTACGATTCATTTCAAAGATATTGCTGATCTGAATACCGATGCCGGTAGCGGTGAATAAAAACTATTGGAATTAAAAGGAGAAATTATTAATGTTAAAAACAGTTAATTTACAGCGTTTTGCCGACATTGCAGAGTTATTTTCGCAAAAAGATGTTTTGGATTATACTCGCAATCGCGAATATCCGGTTCTTTTGGGAGATTCGTTGTTTCCGGCACGCAAGACACAATCACTTGAGCTTGACGAGTTAACAGCCGGAGCCAGGACACCGATAATCGCATCGTTGTCGGCTTTTGACGCCGAAGCCGAGATCGGCAGCCGGGAAGCCAGCAAGCTTTCTTTGGAACTTGCCTACATCAAACGCAAGCTTCAGATCAAAGAAAAGGATCTGATCGCTTTACAGAATCCACGAACACCCGAAGAACAGAAATATGTTCAAGGGCGTGTCTACAATGATATCGATGTTTTGGTTCAGGGCGTTTTGGCACGTGTCGAAAAGATGACCATGGATGTTCTTTCAAGCGGAAAGATTATCGATAAGGATTTGGATATTTCACTTGATTACCAAGTCCCGAGCGAACATCAGGCTACCCTAACTGCAAGCAAGACTTGGGATAATGATGGCGTTGATATTTTGGCCAATCTTACTTCTTGGTGCGATTCTTTGGATATTGCTCCAACCCGCGCTTTGACCTCTAAGAAGATCTATCGCTTGATCACAACTAATGCCAAGGTCCTGCAAGCCATTTTCGGAACTTCCACCCGTGCATTGAGCCAAACAGAATTCGACGCCTTTATGCAGTCACAGGGACTTCCTGTTATCCGTACTTATGACAACAAATATAAAGAGCAGGGCAAAGATGGCAAGTACACTTCTCAGCGTTACTTCCCTGAAAATCGGATTGTTCTGATGAATGACGACCTGCTGGGCGAAAAGATCTTTGGGCCAACACCTGAAGAAATCAGCCTGTCCGGTGATTCAAGCGTCAAGACCAGCCAATTCGGTAATGTCTTTGCCACGATCTATAAAGCAAGCGTCGATCCGGTCGGTGTATGGGAAAAAGCTGCCGCAACTGCCTTGCCGGGATTTGCAGCGGCCGATGAAGTCTTTCAGGCACAGGTTCTCGCTTAATTTCAGGAGGAAAGGCAATGAACGATACGGAACAAATTCAAGCCCTGGTCACACGATTGGGCATTAGTAAAGAATTGGCGACCGACTTTTACAAGGATGGTGCGGCACAGGTACTTGACTATACGAATCGAAAGAAGCTAGTCGGCAATATGCCGGTTTACGCTAAAAAGCTGGCCATCATTGCCTTCAACCGAAACGGAACCGAAGGGGAGACCGAACGTGTCGAAGGTGGTGTTACTAACGAATTTGAAACCGGTATTCCTTTGAGTATTCGTCAGAGTCTGGCCAAGTATCGCAGGGCTGTAATCGGAGAACTGTCGTGAGATTAAAAGAGAGCGATTTAAAAACCGTTTATCTGCGTGAATTGATTCATGGACAGGACGAAGAAGGTCATGATTTAAAACCGTCATGGGGAGAAGCGATTCAATTACGAATGAATGTTCAAAGTACCGGCGGTTCGGTAAATGCTCAAATCTGGGGCAAGGAACTTAAGTACATTAAAACCTGTCGTTATCAGGGCGACCTGATAAAAGAAGGCGTTAATGAAAACTGGGGAATTTGTTTGTATGTTACAAGTAATAATGATCCGGATTATCTGATTGATTCGATTCAGACTTTTTCCACTCATAAAAACATCACCTTGGAAAAACGAGATAAGGGAGGTGAAACAAATGGCTGAAATCGAGATTAAAGGACTTGATCGCTTGAGATCCAAACTACAGCGTCTGCCGAAGATTATGAAAAATTCAGCTTACAATGCCAACTTCGATATTGTCGAAAAGGTCGAAGGCTATGCCGTTAGAGAACTCCAATCAAGTGTCAAGCATGGGAGCGGAGAACTGGCACGAAGCCTGAAATATGAAGTAGTCGATAAAGAAGGCAACCTTGTCGGCCGTGTCTGGACCGATAACCCGGTTGGAGTCTATCGAGAATTGGGAACAGGACTTCACGGACAGGAATCGCCTAAGAATTTACCGGAAGGACAAAGTATCGCTTACCGGCAAACGCCCTGGTTTATTCCAGCCGAAGAGGTCGATGGCGATTTGAATGCTTTGTATGGAATTCCAAAGATCGAAATCAACGGCAAAATTTTTTATCGAACCAACGGACAGCCGGCTAGACAGTTTTTGGTGCCGGCTGTTCAACAGGTTGAAGACGAAGCGCCAACTATTATTAAGAATCGTGTTCAAAGCGATTTGCACGATCAGTTAGGAGCTTGATGACAGAGATAATCAACATGAGTTCCCAAACTTTTCAGCTGCTGAAGTCTATCAGCGATATTAAGCAGGTCGCAAACAACTATCCCAATAGCTTTGCAGTTTATCCGACCGCTATTTATCAGACTTCTCATAAAGCGCATTTCGTCAACAATCACATGCAGGAGAAGCAGACGGAATGGACGATTACAGTCGATTTGTTTGTCGACTATGGCAGCTTAACAGATATTACAAATAAGCTCATATCGCTTTTTGGCGCTATGGGTTTTTTAAATGACACGGCCAGCCAAGACCTTGCTGGTATTACGAGAACAGTGATCCGTTTTACCGGGATTGTCGATAACGAACTGGGCCGCGTTTATCAGAAAGGATAAAGATGGAAAAAATTAATTTACAACGCTTCGCTGGTACGGTCGATTCAAGTGCTGGATTGATCGCTACGGGGACAAAACTGGAATATTCGCCCGATGGCACTTCTTTTTCGGAAGTTGCCGATGTTCAGACGGTTCCTGATATCGGACAGGCACCGGAAACGGTCGACGTCACTTCTTTGACCGATACGAAACGAAAGAGTGTTTCTGGTTTGGCCAATGCGGCTAATCTGGCTTTTCAGGTTGTCTATAAAGGAGCTAATTTCAAAGACCTGATCGCAAAAGACGGAGACGGTGTCCAATACCACTGGCGCGTCACTTACCCGGACGGTATGACGGCAACCTTCACCGGTTCGTTTTCGTTACAGATGGGCAACGTGGCCGTCAACGGAGCATTGACCTTTACGATTACGGTCGTGGTTTCGGACGGCCCAAACTTTGCCGCAGCTGCAGCATCAACAGGAGAATAAAAAATTTGTCGCCTAACAAATCAACAATTCCTTATGGGGCGGCCTTAATGGAGAAAATCAATGGTAAAAAAAGCAACAAAAAGCCTCCAATTCGGCGGATTAACGTTGGAATTGAAAATAACTTCCCGTGATGTTTTAAATATCGAGAAGCGTTTGGGAAAGTCGATGATGAGCTTGTTTATGTCTGGAGACGGTTCGATGAAACTGCCGCCTTTAAACGAAATGCTGATTGTATTGCAAGGAGCCAACCAAACACACGGTGTATCCGACAGCGATATTTTAAAAGCTTTTGGAAAGTATTTTGACGATGAAGGCCATTCGCCAATGGAATTGTTTTCCGTATTGACCGATTTGTTCCAGGACTCCGGTTTTTTCGGCAAAAAGGATTCGGCTTCGAAGACAGTTTTGGAATCGGCACTGGTCCTGGACAACCGGCCAAAAGAGGACAGCGACCTGCTTTAAAAGAAAAGTATTCGACTGTTTCAGAACTGCTTTATGCTATTTATCCTTTATCGGTTCAATCCGGTATCGATGCCGAACAGTTCTGGGAAATGAATTTTGAAGAGGTTATGGTCCAGACTCTGGCCAATAATCAAAACAAAGTCGAACAAATGCGCATGCGGGCGATCATGGATCACAAGCAATCCGAATTGATGGCTTATGCCCTAAATGACCCCTCCAAGATGCCAAAAGCAGAAGAGGCCTATCCGTTTCTAAAGCAGTTTGAAAATGTCCAGGACAAATTACCTGATTGGAAAAAAGACCAGCTGCTATTAATGCAGCAGTCCCAAAGAATTAAAGCGGTCAAAAGCTAAATGATCGGATAAAAAGATGAAAGGAGGTTAATCGCATGGAGTTAGAAGAACTCGAAGTTCTTTTCAAGATGAACACCAGCCAGATCCAGCCGATGCTGGACAAACTGCAAAGCTCCTTTCAACAAGCGCTCGGCAAGACTGCCGATACGGCTAAGACCGGCATGGAAAAGACCGAAAGCGCCATGGATGTTTCCAAAGGAATGGCGAAGGTTTCCAGCCAGCTGTCCAAACTAAACGAGACAATCGGCAGCCACTTCGATCGGATTAAAACGACAGTCGTTCAGGGTACTGGCAAGATCGATCAAACCAGCGGCAACATGTTCGGGTCGACGAAACAAAAAGTCGGTCAGGACCTTGATTCCGTTTTGGCAACTATCAATTCCAAAATGAATCAGGCAAAAGCCGCACAGGCCAAGATGCACGATTTGATGAATCAGAAAAGTTCCTTGGCGGTCGATCAGCAGACTGGCACTCAAGGCGTTAAGTTCGATAGCCAGATTGCTACGGCACAGGCCCAAATGACCCGTTATCAAACTCAAGCCAGGGCCCTTGCCCAATCGATGAAAACGGAATTCAACGAAGTTCCCGATTCGCTCTATCGGATTTCTTCGGCCATGGATCAAAACGAAACGAAGATCAACGGTCTTAATTCCCGTTTGAAATCCTTGCAGGGAGAATACAAAGATGTTGCCGAAACAATGAATTTGATGGGCAACAGCAGCAAATTGGAAAAGCAGAGCGCCTACTTGGAAAAATCAATGATGGGCGTTAGAGAACAGATTAATAAACTGGTCAGTTCAAACGACAGTCTAAACAAATCTTATGCCTATGTTTCGGATCGGGGAGAAAAACTTAAGTCGGTCGTCGGCAGTCTGGATACAACACTTGCCAATAATTCCAAGATGGCCATGACTTCGTCTTCTTCGATGAGAAATATGGGATCATCCATGAACGAAGCCGGCGGCCGTATGAGAAAAATGGGCAATGACGGCAATTCTTCAATGGACAAAATGGCTGCCGGGACAAGAAGGTCTTATACGGCTTTAGGGGAATTAGTCAGACAAGTTCGTTTTCTTCCGGCGATGTTGATTGTCTACGGACTGCTTTATCAGGGAATCATGAACCTGGCTTCCGGATTTATGAGCGCTTTGAAAACCAACACACAGTTCTCAAGCAGTCTTAATCAAATTCAGGTTAACCTTCTTACGGCCTTTTATCCGATTTACAGCTATATACTGCCGGCAATCAATTCTTTGATGGCTGCTTTGAGCAAGGCAACCGCTTGGATTGCCCAGTTTGTTGCCGCATTGTCCGGCATGAGTTATTCGGCCGCCCGCAAAGGGGCTTCTGGTCTATACTCACAAATTCAAGCTATGAACGATACTTCGTCAGCTTCCAAGAGTTCGGCTGCTGCAATCAAAAAAGCCAATGAACAGATTGCCGCTTCCAACAAAGCCGGCGCTGCTCAGGTCAAAGCGGCCAACAAACAGATAACAACTTCCAACAAAGAAGCTCAGGCTGCTTTTGAAGAGACGAAGAAAAAGAACAAAGAGCTGGCTGAATCTTTGATGGGCTTTGACGAGATAAATGTGCTTGATAAAAGCTATGGCAACGATTCTCTGCAGGCTCCCGAAAAACAGTCTCTGCAGACTTTCACACCGCAGGACAAGCAGGCGGCCGACAGTTCCGATCTTTCTTCAGGTACTGGTGGTGGATTGGATTTCAGCGCTCCTTTAAAACAGTCCAACAACCTGCTTGGCGTCATTCAGGGATTAAAGAAAATTCTTGGTGAACTGTTCGATCCGATGCAGCAGGCCTGGCAGGCAAAAGGACAAAAGGTCGTCGATTCCTTTAAAAATGCCTGGAACCAGATTTTAAAGCTGCTGGGGGATGTCGGGCAGTCGTTTCTTCATGTCTGGGATGGCGGAACTGGTGAAAAGATCATGGCTAATATCTTCGATATTATCGCCAACGTCTTTAATATTGTCGGGAACCTGGCCGGGCAGTTTGACAAAGCCTGGAAACACGGGGATGTCGGTACGTCAATCTTTAAAACGTTATTGGGTTTTGTCAATGATTTTCTTTCGGCTTTAAACGATATGACATCGGCCACAGCCAAGTGGGCTTCTAAGATCGATTTCACGCCGTTATTGCAGTCAATTGACGGACTGTTGAAAGCCATCCGGCCAATTCTAAAAGATGTTTGGGATGGACTGGACTGGGGATACCAGCATGTGCTGTTACCGTTAGCAACATTTACGATTACCGATTTGATTCCGGATTTCTTCGATCTAGTCAGTGCGGCTCTAAAAGTAATCGGTAGTATTATCAATGCTTCTAAACCGGCTTTCAGCTGGTTTTGGGATTCCTTTCTCGAACCTTTGGCTAAATGGACCGGCGGGGCGATTGTTGGCGTTTTAAAAACACTGACCAATGCTTTAAGCGGCGTTTCTGGTTGGGTCGATAAACATCAAAAAGCTGTTGAATTTATTGCTAAAACTCTGCTGCAGATATTTACCTTTAAAGTCGGCTTTGGTGCCTTGAATACAGGTGTCGGCCTGATTGGAAAAATTGCCGATAAAGCAGTTATTCTCGGCGGCAAAGGGAACGTATTGGCCACCTTTTTTGGAAAGATTACCGGTTTAAGCAGTTTAAAAGAAGCTGCTACCAATGTTAAAACCTTATGGTCTTTAGCTTCTATGAAATGGGAGGATTTTGCTAAGGGCGTGACTGATATGGCCAGTGCCATTAAGAATTGGTCGGCTTGGTCAAAGATTGCTACTGCTGCTCAAGCCGCCTGGAATGCGGTTCTTGCAGTTAATCCAATCTATTTGGTTGTGGCGGCGATTGCTGTTTTGGTTGCCGGGTTAGTTTGGTTCTTTACGCAAACAAAAACCGGACAGAAAATCTGGTCCGATTTTATCAAGTGGCTGAAAAATGCCTGGACTGATATTCAAAAGTTTTTCGTCAATCTTTGGAATGCTATTGCCAAGTTTTTCAGCGACATATGGAATGGCATGAAAACAAATGGTTCCAAAGCCTGGAATTGGATTTCCGATGCCTTTAAAAATACTTTCAACGGTATTGGGTCATTTTTCCGCAGTATTTGGAATGGCCTGGCAACTTTCTGGAACAATATCTGGGGAGGTTTGAAATCGACCGGTTCTAATGCTTGGAATTGGATTTCTAAAACAATCAGCAGCGTGCTGGGCGGTATTAATTCGGGCTGGCGTTCGATGTGGAACGGGATAGGCGGTTTCTTTACCGGTATTTGGAACGGCATCAAGAGCACCGTCAAGACCGCCATGAATGATGTTATCGGTTTTATCAATAGCGGTATTAAAGGAATTGATTCGGTCATTCATGCTTTTGGCGGTTCTAAAACAGCCATTGGACTGATTCCTAAATTTGCCAAGGGAACTCCCGGAGCTCCGAAGGGTTTGGCGATGGTTAACGATGGAGGAGGTCAAGAAGCCATTATCGATAATCAGAAGAATGTCCATGTTTTGGATGGCGAAAATCAGCTTGTCAATTTTGAAGGCGGGGAAACGGTTATTCCTTACGAAGCGTCAAAGTCCTTGCTGGGCAAGGGAATTAACCATTTTGCCAACGGGACTTTCGGCTGGCTTTCCGGATTCGGAAACTGGATAAAAGACAAATGGGAATCGATTACTAAATTCATTTCCAATCCTGTCAAAGCTTTGAAAAATATTGCTGGAGACACGATCAAAAGTTTATCCGGCGGAAAATCCAGTTTGGTTTCCAATATTGCTCCGGCTCTAGGAAGTGGTTTGATAAACGGTATCGCAGCACCATTCAAATCATTATTGAGTTCTTTTAAAAACAAGCACGATTCAGAGGACGAATCGCCAGCCGGTTCTGGCGTCCAACGCTGGAAGGATACGGTTAAAAAAGCACTAAGCAAAAATAATCTATCTACCAGTACTTCGATGGTCAACAGAATACTAAGGCAGATCCAAACTGAATCCGGCGGTAACGAAAAAGCCGTGCAGCATGGTTACACCGATGCAAACTCGATCAGTGGAGATTTGGCCAAAGGCCTTATGCAGGTTATCTCTGCTACTTTTAATCATTATAAATTTTCAGGATATGGAAATATTTTTAAAGGTTACGACAACCTGCTGGCTGCTTTGAACTATGCCAAGCATCGTTACGGACCTTCTCTCTCTTATCTGGGACAGGGTCATGGATATGCCAACGGTGGTCTAATCGATAAGGACGGAATGTATCGGGTTGGCGAAGGCAACAAGCCAGAGATGGTACTTCCTTTGACGGATACTCCTAGAGCAATGGAATTGATTAAACAAGCAATGAAGTTCATGGGCCAGACCTTTGGAAATGGTTTGCAAATGCCATCCGCTCTTACCAGTGAAGCTGATTTAAACAGTTTGAATACGCCGACTGAAAATCAAAGCAGCAACAATCAGGTAGGAATTAATCAATTCGGCTCAAATATTGTTAATGCTCTGGTTCAGGCTTTGCAGATGAATACCGGAAACTCAGTTGCCAACAATCAACCGGTCGATTTGAATCTAACAGTTCAAATTGGCAATGAAACGATTGGCAATGCAGCTATTAAAGGAATCAACGAAGTTAATCAAAAGAACGGAAGAAACATGCTGAAACTATAAAAGGAGGCGGTTAAACTTGGCACAATATGCTTTATCTATTAATGGGGCACAGGTTAAAAGCCCGCAAACATTAGAATGCGCCGTCCAGGATATCGATGCAAAAGCTGACCGTGACTCCAATGGACTTTTGCATCGGGATCGGGTCGCTGTGAAAAGGAAACTCTCTGCAAAATGGGGGCCTTTAACGGTCAGCGAATGCAAAACGATTTTAACTGCCATGTCTGGGCAGTTTTTTTCTTGCACTTATTTGGATCCTCAGGAAGGTACCTTATCGACGAGAACGTTTTATGCAGGTGATCGGACAATGCCGGTTTATACGTTCAACGAACAGCTGTCCACTTATGTTTGGCAAAATTTATCAGTTGACTTTATCGAACAATAAAACAGAAAGGAGGGTAAATATTTGATTATACAAACTACAGCTGCCACGGCTGCCTGGAAAGCATCCCAAAGAACGCTTGATACAGTGGTGACAATTGACGGAACGGATTATCACACGTCTGATATAACATCAATTGCCTATGACGGCGGGGCATTTACCGGCGATACATTTTCGATCGGGTCGACTTATGAAAACAGTGTCACGATAACTTTTTCCCACTTGGTCGAGGGTTTTGTTCAAGGACAATTAGTGGCGCCAAAAGTCGGTGTCAAATTGGCGGATGGAACTTTCGAGTACAGTCCGTTGGGAATATTCGTTATTTCAGACGATATCGAAATGGACCGGAACAATGATGTAACGACTATCAAAGCTTACGACTTGATGTGTATGCTGGAAGGAACTTATACCTCAAAACTCACTTATCCGGCCAAAATGACAGACGTTATTGCCGAGATTGCGAGTTTGTCCGGAGTACCGTTGAATTCTGACGATATTGCCCGTTTGCCTCTTATGAATAACCTGGCCAAAGCAATTACCGGACAGACTTATCGAAATGCGATCGGGTGGATAGCCCAGTTTTATAGCGGTTTTGCCTTGTTTGATCGTGACGGCAAGCTGACAATCAGAACGATTAACGATACGGATTATGCGATTGATGCCGGCCAGTATTTACAAGGTGGCTTGACCAAAAACGAAGCTGCCTATGTGATCGGCGGGATTCAATGCCAGGTCACGACCACTACGACTGATTCGGACGGCAATTCGACTGACGACACGGTCACTTTACAGTCCGGCAGCAGTGCGGGCTCGCAGGTTCAATTGACTAATAACGTCATGACCCAAGAACGGCTTGACGCAATCTGGACCAAACTGCAGAATCTGGCTTTCTATCCTTTTAGTCTGAATTGGTTCGGTAATCCAGCGATTGAAGCAGGCGACTGGTTTGCTTTGCAGGACACGAAGGGCAATCGATTCAACGTACCGAATTGTTCTTACACGATGACCTTTGACGGCAGTTTTTCTTCTGTTTCGTCGGCCCAACAGACTTCGACATCGTCCGACATTTATTCTTACAATGGCGATTTAACATCGGCTATCAATAAATTAAAATCGCAAACGGCCGGGTTAAATTCCTATACGCATATTGCTTATGCCGATGACGCTACTGGAAAAGGTTTCTCACAAGACCCCACTGGCAAAGCCTATCTGGGCGTTTACACGGATTCCAATTCTATCGATAGTAAGGATCCGGCTAAATACGTTTGGATGAAAACAAAAGGCAGCGATGGAACAGCTGGAGAAAAAGGAGACACTGGACCCGCCGGGCCGCAAGGCATTAAAGGCGATGCGGGTTCCAATGGCCAAACTTCTTATCTTCATATTGCTTATGCCGATTCTGCCGATGGAAAAACGAATTTCAGTATTACTTCTGCTGGATTAAGGCAGTATATCGGAACTTATACGGATTTTACATCGACAAGTAGTTCTGATCCGACTAAATATGTCTGGCAGCAGACTAAAGGAGATACTGGTGCACAGGGACCGGCCGGAACTGATATCACAGCGATCACTTATGGATCGACTGCTCCAAGCAGCCCTAAAGAAGGGGATGTTTGGTATAAGTCCAACGGCAATTCTATTCAGATTGAAATTTATCATAACGGTTCATGGGTGCTCGATATCGATGATTCGATCGGGCAGAGAATTACTGATGCAACCAAAGACGTGCTGACCAGTGCCAAAACTTATACCGATGATACGGCAAAAAATGTAATTGCCGAATTAAGTTCGGCCAACAAAATTGTCAATTCGGAGTTTGATACAGACACAGCTCAAAAGAATGTTGTTGAAAGTTCAACAACTGTGCCGACTCCTAATTCAAAAGGGTATACCGATCAAACAATTGTCGGACGCAATCTGCTGAGAAACACGAGTGCTTTTGCTAATACGGATCACTGGAGCAATTCTGGTGGCGGTTCTTCTTTAGCAATTGTTTCTCATGCTTTTTATCAAAACGGTCAAGGCAAATTACTAAAACTTTCGACTTCCGGAACTACGGAAGTATTTTTAATGTCCGAGCACTTTTCCGTTCAAGCCGGTGAAAGCTATACCTTTCAGCTTAAAGCCTTCAATAACTCCAATGTCGTTTCAATGGATTTCTTTGCTTTGGGACGCCCAACGGGCAGCACTTCCGATTACACAAAAATCGTTGCAAGCAAATTAAACATGCAGCCTTCGATTAGCGGTATTGGCACTTTCTCATTTTCTTTTACAGTTCCCGATGGTATCGGAGAACTTTATATAAGGATTGATAACAACGGTTCTAAGGTTTCTGGCAGCAGTGCCGATCTTTATGTTGCTGAAATGAAATTGGAAGTCGGATCTTTGACTCCTTACATTAAAGCGCCTGAAGATTTAGCTATTGCCAATTGGCAGGATACGATTGTTCATGATCCGGTAGATGGAACTTATGTTGTTTCCGGTACGACATCAACTAAAGCCTCAACGGTTCAAGTAAAGAACTCAGCCGGTACGATTGTTGCATCTCAGGATCTCACCCAGCCTAAAAATTCCGATCAGACATTTACGCAAGGATCCTTTTCAGTCATTACTCATGATAACGATGATGGAACATCCACGACAATGCTGCCAACGCCAACCGCCGGAACAAACTTAATCGTTTCAGATCGGAACAATAAAGTTATTTATGCAAATGAAAACATGGGAATTCAAAACATGGCCAAAGATAGTGAGTTCTTGAAGGCGGTACCAGCGACTGAGTCAACTACTCAATTCTGGAGTAATAATGCGACTGATGTGACCGTTAAGAACGCTATCTATAACGGACACAACATTCTTGATATTAAAAGAACGAGCGGTTCGTCAGGTGCTAACTCGATTGGTTTTTCGGCTGACATACCAGTTACCACTGGTCAAGTTTGGTCTTTTTCTCTGATGTATCGGGCTGTTAATGATGTTACATGGGGAACTGCTTTAAGTGCTGTTCACCTCGATTGGAGGAATGCAAGCGGCACAAATCTTGGATACAGTACGACGATACCGTTTTCCACTGCTAATACGGCATGGAAACAATTATCACAGGGCAGTTCGACTGCCCCGAGTGGTGCCACAATAGTCAGGATAAGAATGGAACTTAATTCTGCTGGTCATGTTCAAATTGCTTTGCCAACTCTTACTCAAAGTGTGGCAGCGATAGATTATGTCCCTGATACGACTGATGTTTCCAAGTGGACAGCAACACTGCCGGCCGACGGAGAAAGTTATAAAGCTACAATCCAAGCTCCTAACAATACGGCGGCAACGATTTTGAATTTCAATATGCCAACAGCTATCGATCGCTATAACTTTTCTTTTTCTTTTCCGGCAGTTATGGGAAATTACATGCTGGTTTTATCAGAGGCTACTTATCCTTTTGAAGTCCAGCAAAATCTTTTCCCGGTCACTTCAAATGGATATCTTGTTTCAAAAACCGGCGTCATTTCCGGAAAAGCCCCTAATAGTACTTCCATGATTTATCTTTTTTCCAGTTCGGGAGGTAACTACTCGACAGGTGTTCAATCGGACGGCAGTTTTGCTATTGCAGTCAACACGGACGGTAGCAACTATACGATCCATGCCGAATACCAGCAAAGTTATCTTGGCCTGACCGACTGGCACGATTTCAGTCCGGACCTGCCGGCTTCTTCCTATATATTGGCTAATGAACTTGTTTCCGGATCCAAAGTTATTGAAGTGACTAACAATACACTTTATGCCGATGATATTCCGAGTTTTGCCAATGTTGCGATCTCTATTGGCGCTCAGTTTAAATTGATTTCCGGGACGGCTAAATTGGCCGTTGTTTTTTATAAAAACGATGGAACCAATCTGGGAACCCAATCGGTTTCGATTGCTGGCAGTGATTGGACGAATTTTAGTTTGATAAATATCGTTACACCGGCAAACGTCGATTATATCCGGGTTATGGTCCAGGCACCGTCCGGAACCGTTCGCTTTACTCGGGCCATTTTGGTATTTTCGGCCAGTCTGCCGGCTTATACGCCGGGCATCGGGATTTCCGGCAAAGGCGTTCTTGGTTTGTTCAACAACAATTATGTATTGGGGATGTTAAGCAATGCCGGAGCAGTAGTTTCCGGTATTAACGGCAATGCAGACGGTCTGCGTTTGACTGGAAAAACAATTTCTTTGGACGGCGATACAGTTGCGACCGGTGATTTTTGGGCAAGTCAGATCAATGCGATCAAAATTAATGCAGCCAACATCGTGGCTGGTGAGATCGATGCAAACATCGTTCATATTATTCACCTCGATGTTTCCAACCTGACAGGCGATATCACTTCGTTTATTAAATCCAATTGGGCAGATCCCTACGGAAACAATATCGATATCGAAGGATCGGAAATTTCTCTGCATGACAACCAAAAAAACTACGAAATGCTGATCAGAGCCAGCGAGATCAATATCAATAATCTAAATGATGGTTCCTATACAAGAATCGGAAACGGAAATATCGAAATGGCCAATAGTTCGCCTACCGGGCACATCGAGAGTGTCGGCGGTTTAGTGCTCGGAGAAAACGTTGTCGACGAACGCTTGAATGGCATCTATTTAATTGCCAACACTTACGGCAAAGGCGGGACAAACCACAATATCGATAGCGATAGTTATTGGGCTGCCGATGATGTCGGGATTGCATATAGAAACGATTCCACAAATGAAAATTTCGGTGTCGCTTATCGCTATAACGTCACCAGCGGGCTCAACCTGTTTTTTGCTCCGGTCGATTTCAACGGCTATAAATTCAATATCCAGGGAGCTGGAGAAACTTTTAATCTGACATGGGTATCATGGTCCGATCTTTCTTCCGGTTGGAAGTATCCAGCCATTCATTCTTATGGATCGGCTGCTAAAGGCGGTATCGCAATTGGCGGAAATGCCGTCTATGCATTCGGTTTAGCCGGGCGTACGCAATTAATTTAATTTGAGAAAGGGCATAAAATATGCACACTACACTAAATCAGGACTTTAAAGACACTAACGGAAACGTTCTTTATAGTTTGTCGACGGTTTTGAACGGGGATGGCAAGACACCCGTTGTCCAGACGGTTGGAAGCACAGCTCCTGTGGGTTTCAACGATGACGGTTCACCGATTATGCCTCAAGTAGACGAAGAAAAACTCTTGGCTGATCAGCAGTCTTTTATGTCTCGAGCCATCACGGTTCAAAAAGTATTAAGTCAGTCCAACGGGATTGATCCGTCGCTAGTAAATATGATTGGAGCTGAAAATGATTCAAAAAATAACACTTAAGAGGCGTTTTCTAGCAGCTTCGATTAAACTCTTGGCTGATCTGGCTAATTCAGGCGGAATGAATGTCAAAGAGGCTAGAGCAGTCAAGTTCTTTATTAGGGACGCAAGTCCAAAACAACAAGAGATTCAGGAAATAACCAAAGACCTGGTCGAAAAGCATGCCGGAAAATACGACAAAAAAGCTGTGCCTTTCTTTAAAGACGATTCCATTGAAAAAGACTTTTACAAAGACTTGTTTGATGCCCTTGACGAAACGATCACGATCCTTGCCGCTTTTGACCAGCAGTTTACTGTTTTAAAACATTTCTTTGATAACTACGAAGGCGAACTGCCAAAAGGCAACCGGGTCGGTTTTGATATTTTTACGGATGCTTTAGAGAAAGGGAACACTGATTAATGGAAGCTTTCTTTAAAGATGCTTTGACTTTCTTAGGGGTCATTCTGGCTGCTTATGTGACGGCCAAGATTACGGCTTCTCTTAAAAATGAACCAGCCTTTGCCGATAGAGTGATCCAACAGACAGATACGATCGTTAATCTGCAAGGCAACGTATCCGAACTAAAGGATAAACAGCTGGAGGCCGAAGAACGGCATGCCAAAGATACGGAACTGATCAAAAAACTCTTGGATCAAAACCAAGAGAATCAGAAGCTGATCAAGACCTTACAAGATCAAAACAAAATCCTAAAAAAGCAGAATAAACTCTTGTCTGATTATGCTAAACGTAATGGTTTTCCTTTGGATGATATCCTGGCAGGCAAAGCATCATGAACAAACAATTTAATCTATTAAAACTTATATGCAGCGTTGGCTTGTTCTTGGCCGGCGTTTTTATTTTGGAGGTTATCCTAAATTGAAAACTAAATTAAAAATCTTATCAATGGCAGTTGTCTTACTACTGTCCTTTTCTTTATCACTGTCAGCCTATGCCACTAAAAACGATCAAGGCGTCGACTTGTCACACTGGCAGGGAGATACGGCCGTCTTTGGCCAAGCTTCCGACAAGTTTGCCATTATCCAATTGGGCGGCTATTATGATGGCTACTTTAGTCCACAGTCGACTTATGCTACGCAAGTTGCAAGTACGATTGCCCAGGGCAAACGGGCACACACCTATATCTTTGCCGACTTTTCTTCTAATACCGAAGCTGATAGCATGCTTAACTACTACTTGCCAAAAGTCCAAACGCCTAAAGGCTCAATCGTGGCCTTGGATGTTGAAGAGGGCAATCCAAACACTGCCAGCGTTGAATATGCCCTGGCTAAAATCAAAGCCGCTGGTTATACACCAGTTCTTTATGGCTATAAGTCATTTCTAACTGCTCATTTAGATCTAGCTTCAATCGCCAAGACTTATCCCTTGTGGCTAGCTGAATATCCAAATTATGATGTCACCACTAGTCCCAACTATAACTATTTCCCTAGTTACGACAATATCGGTATCTTTCAATTCACGTCGACTTATAAAACTGGTGGTTTAGACGGTGATGTTGATTTAACAGGGATTACCGATGACGGTTATACAGGTACTACTACTTCATCTACTGGCAAGACGACTGTTTCGACAACGACCACGACAGCTGCTGTTTCAGCTGGTCAGACAGCCAACGATACTTCTAAATCAAGTATTGCCGCTGGCTATACGGTCAAAGTAAACTTCAGTGCTTCTAAGTGGATAACTGGCCAATCAATCCCAAGCTGGGTAAAAGGACAAAGCTATAAAGTTAGCCAGGTATCGGGCAATAACATTCTTTTAGCTGGAATCGATTCCTGGATTAGTAAGAGCAACATTGAGATTCTGTTAACGACTTCAACAACTGCTAAATTAACTAGTTCTAGTTCAACCGGCTACTATACCGTACAAAGCGGAGACACATTAAGTGGCATTGCTGCAAAGTATGGTACGAGTTATCAGGCATTAGCCACATTAAATGGTATTAAGTCGCCATATATTATCATTCCAGGAGAGAAATTAAAGGTTTCTGGCTCTGTATCTTCCAGTTCGACTAGTTCTTATAAAGTTGTTTCTGGTGATACATTAAGCGAAATTGCCAGCAAGTATGGTACGACCGTTGCCAAATTATTTTCATTAAATGGATTAAAAAATGCCAACTATATTTACGTTGGCCAAACACTAAGGATTAAATAAAGGAGAAATTATGAATCTATCAAATATTGATGTTACAGCTTTAATCATTATTATCACAGCTGTCTGGTTTGTCGTACAATCAGTCAGTGCTACCAAGTTGCCAAACAAATTCCTGCCGCTGGTATCAATCGTGGTTGGAATTGTTATTTCCGTTGCTTATTCTTATTTAAGCAGTAAGAACATCCAATTAGAACAGGACTTGTTTTTTGGTCTCTTTGCTGGTTTTAGTGCGTCTGGCTTGGACGATACACTGACC